CTGTAACGAATACATATACTAACAAGCCACATTGGACTTCAACCCTTGACGGAGGTACTTTCTAAAAATGCAACAAAACAGTGAAGTAGATGTTAATGTATTAGTGAACTTATATCATTCAAAACTAGCAGCTGCATTAAATCAAAATGTATTATTAGAGGCAAAATTACAAACTCTAAAAAATGATTTTGAAAAAGAAAAAAATGAACTCTTAGAGCAACTAGCAAACAAAAAGGATGAATAATGGCTAGACCAACCACCAGAGGAAGATTAATAGATTACGCTTTAAGGCAGTTGGGTGCACCTGTCTTAGAAATTAATATCGACACCGACCAGTTACATGATGTCCTTGATGATACACTACAAGTTTATGAAGAGAGACATTATAATGGTATTGAGAGAATGTATTTGAAATATAAAATTACTCAAGAGGATTTAGATAGAGGAAGAGCAAAAGGAACAGATGGGGTTGGAATTGTAACAACAACAGGCATATCAACTAATAGTGCAACTAGTGTAACCAGTAATTTTTATGAAACATCAAACTACTTAGCTGTTCCAGAACATGTTAGAGGTATAAACAAAATATTTAAGTTTGATTCTAGTTCAATATCAGGTGGAATGTTTAGCATTAAGTATCAATTATTTCTTAATGACTTATATTATTTTAATTCAGTTGAATTATTGCAATTTGCAATGACAAAAACATATTTGGAAGATATTGATTTTCTTTTAACTACAGAGAAGCAAATAAGATTTAATCAAAGACAAGACAGATTATATTTAGATATTGATTGGGGTGCACAATCTGTGGATACATTCATAGTTATTGATTGTTTTAGAGCACTTGACCCAGAGGAATATAAACAAATTTATAATGATCCATTTGTTAAAAGATACTATGTTGCTGCATTAAAAAAACAATGGGGTCAAAACTTAATTAAATTTAGAGGAACTAAATTACCAGGTGGAATAGAACTTAATGGTAGAGAGATATATGATGAGGGTGTTAAAGAATTAGAGCAATTAAGAAGTAGAATGACAATGGACTATGAGATGCCACCTCTCGATTTTATTGGGTGATGTATAATGGCATTAAATCCTTTCTTTTTACAAGGTTCTCAGGGTGAACAAAGATTAGTTCAAAATTTAATTAATGAACAACTAAAAATCTATGGTGTAGAAGTAACATTCATACCAAGAAAATTTGTTAATCAAAAAACTATAATTGAAGAAGTCCAAGCATCAAAGTTTGATGATAACTTTGCAATTGAAGCATATGTGGAAAATTATGATGGTTATGCAGGTGCAGGAGATGTATTGACAAAGTTTGGTATGAGTTTAAGAGATGAAGTTACACTCACTATATCAAAAGAAAGATTTGAAGAATTTATAGCACCATTTATGAACGCTGATGATGATATCATATTAGCATCTCGACCTCGTGAAGGTGATTTAATATTTTTTCCATTAGGTCAAAGATTATTTGAAATAAAGTTTGTTGAGCATGAAGATCCTTTTTATCAATTAGGTAAAAACTATGTTTATAAACTTAAATGTGAACTCTTTGAATATGAGGATGAAGTTATTGATACATCTATCGAAGCAATCGATACTCAAGTTGAAGATGTTGGATACATTGCAACTTTAAAACTTGTTGGGGTTGGAATCACTGCGACTGCAACACCTGTAATTGGTCAGGGTTATATTAAAGAGATATTTTTAAATAATGATGGTTTTGGATATACAGGAACACCTACTGTTGCGATTTCAACCTCTCCTAGTGGTAATTCATCAGATAACGCTACAGCAGTTGCTATTACAACTGAGAGAGCAGGTGTGAGGTCTGTAGATAAGATATTATTAACAAATGCTGGTGCAAATTATACATCTACACCTACAATCACTATTTCTGGAGGAGGAGGTACAGGTGCTGCAGCAACTTGTGGCATCAATACATCATCAGCAGGTGTCATAAGATTTATTATGACTAATGAGGGTGTGGGTTATGGAACTGTACCAGTAGTAACTATATCAGATCCGAATTTAGGTATTGCCTCTGAAAAAGCAGTTGGTATTGCATCTCTAGGGATTGACCCATCAAGTGGATTTAATCGTGTTAACTCTATCTTTGTTCAAGATGCTGGTAAGAATTATGATAATACTGTAACAGTAACAATATCTGACCCAGAAACAATAAGTGGTATTGGAACTTACTTATTCAATGAAGTAGTACAAGGTATGCGTTCTGGAACTCAAGCAAGAGTTAAAAGTTGGGATCAAGACACTGGAATACTACAAGTTGGTAACATTGGAATTGGAACCACAACACCAGGATTCTTTCCAGGTGAAGACATTAAAGGACTTACTTCTGATGCGTTATTCAGTGTTGGCATCTTTGATGAGGATGACACCACCGATAAATACAATGAGGGTGACATATTTGAGTCAGAAGCAGACTTAATAATTGACTTCACTGAATCAAACCCATTTGGTAGTTTCTAATGTTAGGTAATTATTTTTATCACGAAATAATAAGGAAGACAGTTATTGCATTTGGCACACTGTTTAATGATATTCATGTTCGCCATCAAGATGGTGCAGGAAATGATCTTGGTGAACTTAAGGTTCCAATTGCATATGGTCCTAGGCAAAAGTTTTTAGCAAGAATTACACAACAAGCAGAACTTAATAAAGCAACTCAAATTACATTACCAAGAATGTCCTTTGAGATAACTAATATTTCATATGATTCATCAAGAAAGGTAGGTATAACACAAACATTTAAAGCATTGGATAGTGAAGACGGAGATAAAATGAAAAAGGTGTTCATGCCTGTGCCCTATAATCTTGGATTTGATTTAAATATTCTAGTCAAATTGCAGGATGATGGATTACAAATATTAGAACAGATATTACCATTTTTTCAACCAGGATTTAATATATCAATTGATTTAGTAAAATCAATCGGTGAAAAAAGAGATATACCTATGGTTTTGAATAATATTGCTCAACAGGATGATTATGAGGGAGATTTTGCAACTCGAAGAGCATTAATATACACTTTATCATTTACAGCAAAAACATTCTTTTTCAACTTTATTGCAAAAACTCCAGAAGGACTTATCAAAAAAGTTCAGTTGGATTACTACTCAGATACAAATACAAGAACAGCAAAACGTGTACAAAGATATACAGTTGTTCCAAAAGCAAAGAAAGATTATAACGAAGATGATGTTATAGATACACAAGATGATGCATTAATTGAACCAGGTGATGATTTTGGATTCACAGAAACAAGTACATTCTTTGGTGATTCAAAAGACTTTGCACCGAAGAGAGGAGTTGACATCTAATGGCTAAGGGTTATGATTCTTTAAATGACACATTCAACACTGATGGTAGTGTTGAGGTTGATTCAATTGTCAAAGCAGATGAAATAACCAGAGATGATGAAGTAAAAAAAGATTATGATTATACAAGAGGAAATTTATATTCATTAATTGAAAAAGGACAAGAGGCAATTAATGGTATCATGGAAGTTGCAGGTGAAACTGCAAGTCCAAGAGCATATGAAGTTGCTGGACAACTTATAAAATCTGTTGCAGATACAACAGATAAGTTAGCAGATTTACATAAAAAAGTTAAAGATATAGAGGCAGATAATCCTAAAACACAAAATACAGTTACAAATAACGCATTATTTGTAGGTTCAACTAGTGAACTCTCAAAGATGTTAAAAGATGGATTACTAAATAATAATAGCTCTGAATAGTCTGTAAATGCCAAAGACTTCCTGTAAAAAGGGACATTACTATTGCAACACCGATAAGAAGTGTAAACCGATTCCTGACGGATTTAAAATGCGTGAGGATGGTTTCCTTGTTAAAGAGGGTTGGTCAGATAAGTATAAAAAGTCAATTGATTGTGATAACCCAAAAGGTTTCAGTCAGAAAGCTCATTGTGCAGGTAAAAAGAAAAAGGTGACTGAGGAATCAAATCCTCGCATTGCCCGTAAAAAAGGACAACCTGCAAAATCTAAAAAACATTCTGATTTATATACTGATGAAGATCCTAAAGGAACTATTCATGGACTGGGTTTCAAGGATGTTGCTACTGCGAAAGCGAGTGTGGCAAAAATTAGGAAATCAAGTCGATCACATGCTCATAAAATTCAAGCAGCGATTGCTATGGAGCAAAGAGCAAGAGTGATGGGTAAAACTGCCGAAGCAGCAGT